TATGGTTGGCTCCAGTGAATGCCACTGAACCATTTATGTTTAGATCAGTGTTCCCAGAATAAACATCTCCTGCCCTGTTTAGAGCAGTACCACCTAGTGAATAACCACCTCTTGCTTCACCAACTCTTTGTACCCCAATATAAGGAGCAGTATTAGTAATACATTTTACTTCCCAATACCATTTTCCTGTGGGCAATCCCTGTGTTCCTGTCACTGTTGAACTGCCAGGCAACGAAACATACAAACCATTTTGTGTGGTTGGTGCTGATGTTGCTGTTCGTCTATCAAGAACATTGAGAGATGCAAAATTGGTTGTAGGAGAATCAATTCTTACATGATCTACCGCTAACGATTGTCCAGTAAAGTCGTTATTATTACCAGATACATCATTACCAATATCTGAACTATCAGCAAAGGTTAATCTAAATCCATTAGTGCCATACGTTCCAGTATAGAGTTGTGGTGTCCAAACATCGTTATATGAATTTGCAAAATCTGTTGCTTGTTTTTGTTGTCCATCAATAAAGTGAACGTCTGCGATATGTCCATCTAATGTTGATGGTGTGCCAGTTGTATCATATGCACCAATCATCAACGCTCTGTTTGCTCTGTTCATTGCAGTATTTAAGTTTTGTGCATTTGGATATATAGCGCTTCCACTTTCCCAATCAGTATATAACTCGCCATTAATATACAGTTTTAGCCTATTAGATGCAGTCGCTTGAGTCGTATCTGCTGCAACTACGAAATGATACCATGCTGAAGGATCGACAAATTTTCGTCTTGTTTTCAGTCTAGTTGTTTGTGAACTTGATGAATACCCTTGAAGAAAAACACTATTATCACTATTGAATTGCATAATGAAAAAGTTGTTTGCGGCATTTGAATCTGTTCCAAATATCCCCTGTCCACTACCAATATTGTGTCTTTTTACCCAACCAGACCAAGTCCATATTTGTTGATTACCATTTTGACCATGAGTTCTCGCTACATACTGGCCTTCATTATCATTAAGCAATAGAGAGTTTGTGATTGGAACATTATATATTTTTCTAAGAACGATTAGATTAAATGCACGAGAGTTTGTTTGACTCTCATCATCTGTTGCAGTAACAGTAAAGTTAAAAGTTGTGTTTGCAGTAATATTTGGATTTGGTGTTCCAGTAAGTTGTCCGTTTGAAGAACCCAAAGATACACCAGAAGGTAACGCACCAGATGTTACAGAAAACGCAAGTGTTCCACCATCTGGTTCTGCGGCAACAATAGTAATTGTTGACATTGCTTCATTATTGAATAAAGAACCAACATTACCAGCGGCAGTCGTGAACGCTGGTGTTCCGTTGTAGGAAAGACCGTTAGTTAAAGTCGCAGCAAGTCCGTTTGAGTTTGTTACTTTAACATCATAATCACCAGCAGACTTTGCTGGTGCAGTAAATGTGATAGATGTTGAAGATACTACAGAGATAGATGACGCAGTAGTTCCACCAACTGTTACTGTTGCGCCTGCCTTGAAGTTTGTACCTGTAAGAGTAATTGTTACTCCACCAGCAGGCTCGGCTGCAGTTGCCCCGCCGGCAACGGCAAGACTTGTAATAATTGGAGGACTGTCAATCGCCTGCCAAGCATTAGTAGCGGTATTATATTGTTCTAGTGTTCCTATGTCAGTGTTAAATCTAAGTTGTCCACCAGCGGCACTAGACGGACGTTGTGCTGTTGTACCAGCTGGTACACGAACAAAGTCTCCATCAAGTTCTAAATCGTGTGCAAGTTTAGGACTAGTAATACTATCGTTACCAATTGCAGTTTGTCTAATTCGTGTCAATGGCATCTTAATTTTTCCCTTTTAACATCTTTTGTAGTTCGGCAGTACTTCCTACAAACAATGCATTTGTTACATTTTGTGGTGCAGAGTTAGGAACTTCTTTAAGTTTCTTCATCTTAGTCTGCAAATCTCCAAGTTTCTCTGTTACTTCTGCAACCTGTTTTATTAAGTTTCCAGCCACCTCATAACTACGAGGATGTTCCGATTCTCTTGCAAGGTCTAGGATACCATCAATTGCATCCTGTCCTCTTTCTATCAGATTATAAAAGTTTTCTCTCTGATATTTATAATCATTATCTATATCTTCTTCAGTTCCAGTTGTTGTCGGAACAAGAACTGGTTTAGGTGGTGTTACTTCTCTAGTCGTTGTGTCTACAACATCTGTAATACCAAGTACATTATCTAAAATTTCAGTCTGATTAGACATCTCATAACCTTATGGTTTATCTGGCCATTTGACATCATCCAAGGAACTATATTCCTTTGTAATATCACGAAGTTCTTGTCTATAAGATTTTTGTGCGTCTGTCATAGTCAAGTCTGAGCTCGCCCACCAATCTGTTTCTGCAATTAACCTATTTCTTTCTTCTCTAAGAAACTTCAAAGGTTCTGCATCATTGAGTTCTTTAAGTTTAGTTTCTACTGCATCCCATGTCAAACCTTCTGGCCAGTCGGCAGAGTTGTCTGATAAAGCTGCAGTACCATTATCGTTTGCACCTATTACCTTACGGAACATTGCTGCAAATTCTTCTGCGTTTGTGGGTTCACCATGAAGAACCCATTCGTCAAATCCTAATTCTTGAAGTGCTTGTGATACATCTGCCATTAATTCATTCCTTGATACATTATACCAATATCAGTAGCTGTTACAGTGATGGCGCTATTATATGTGCCAACCCTTACGGAGTCTAAGACTCCAGTTAATCCTATATATCCACTGGTGTTGACGACAAATCCACCAGAGGCCGAACCAGTAAAAATTCCTCGACACACCCAATGATTACTGCCCATATGAAGAAGCTCAAAACTTCCATATCTATCGTTATTTGCTATCCAATAATATGTAAAAAACCCACCAGTGTCATAAGCAGCACCAACACTTGAGCTGCTATTTTGTTGATAACTACTAGAACAAACATAACCACTAGTTGCCACACTACCACTAGTTCCTAGTCTAACAGTAAGAGAGCCGTTTTTACTAACTTCACCATTATTAAACCCTTTTACTGTTACTACAATTCTTTGGGCCCAACTTGGGATATTTGTCCATTCTTTATATGCTTGGCCAGAAATATCAGAAACATTTTCTTTATAAAATCTTCCTATACTACTTTGAGAGATTGAGTTAGAACCACTCGCATTTTTTAATGTGTCTGCCTCAACTGTAGTTGCTTTTAAAGTACTCATTGCGAAATCTCCTGTGCAGTAATGCTAAAACTATCATCACCATTTGCAAGAAATCTTCCATATCCACTGCCTTGCAATCTTGCAAGATATATTTTATAAATTACTGCACTTGTGGTTGCAGGCGAATCCAGATGTTGAAAAGAAGCCTGCTGCAATGATGAAGCAGTAGAGTGATTAAAATATGCAATGTGTCTACTAACTTGTCCAGATGGAAGGCCAGGAACGGCCGCAAAAGAAGCACCACCTACACTTCTATATAACGCCATTTTAACTGCGTTAGTAACAACTGCATCTTGATAAAAACCTTGGCCATGCATGGTAACAAGGATTTTACTAGAAGAATATTTTGGTGTTATTGATACAGCACAGTCAGTTGCACCATAAGTTTGTGAGGATATTGAAAAGTTAGTGTGAGCACCATCTCCATTGTAACCTTGAAAGGTTTGTGTTTGTAAAATTGTACCAGCAGGCAACTTAACATTTGCAGCCGTGGTTGCACCTACGATATTATCTACTGTTAATGTTGACATTCTTATCCCCTATACTATTGACAAATTACCACTGACAGTGAGTGTCACGCCACTTGCAACTGTCAACGGGCCCGCTGCAAGAGCATTATCCGTAGATGCGATTGTTACATTTGTGTTTAATTCTGGTTCGTGAACTCTGAAAATATCTTTCTTACCGTTTGTCGTGTCACCACGCAAAGCACCAGATGAGTTATCACCTTGGAATGCACCAACACCCAAAGTAACAGCGCTGGCAATTTTTGCAGCGGTTATTGCACCGTCTTGGATTTCGGCAGTAGTAACAGAGTTGTCTGCCAAGTCCTCTGCAGCGATAACATCAACTCCGATACTTCTTGATACGATTTTTCTAATTGTCATTTTCTTTTATCCTAAACTGATGATCCGATTAGTTCTATACAACACTGATTATATCCCCATGTCTGACTAGCCAGATTTGTTCCATTACCATAATACTGCATACTATCCTCTTTACAAATACAGACATAATCTGATGACGTTGCTTTTACTATGGTGCTAATTTTGATTAAGTGGTGCTGGTTTGCTGGTACATAATCATAACAATTCTGGAGTGTAGTTTGTGGATACCCACCGACTCCTGTTGTAGAATTAAACGCAGCAGTGACATAAGTATTGCCGGCACCATTATTATTCATCGTCAAAAAACTTGCAGTAACCCTATAGATACCATCTACTGGAAAATGAAATTTACCATCTGTTGCAAGATTAGATACATTAAAACCAGAATTAAAAGCGCTATATGATGTAGTATTATTAAATGTAATAGCAGTTCCAGCAGATGCACCACCAGTTGTCCAGTTATTTGCCTTGTGTGTCGTTGCTCGTATTGCATAACACTTTGGAATAACTTGGCCAGTGGATGATACAGTAATTGCACTATTACCACCAGTATGTTGTATCTCATTTACCTTTAGAATGCTTGCCATTTGTTTATCCTAATTTCTTTTTACTATTTATACGTCCGTGTCTGTCTTAGGGTCATAAGTTTTTGCATCTTCAAAGAAACTTGATGTTTCGTTAAAACCAAAATTATCATCATCTGGATCAAACTCTTGAGCCGTTGCAGTATTCGGTGTAGGTGTAACAGTATATCTTTGTTCTCTTGAAGGTGCATTGACAGGCATATTCGCATACTGATCAACCTGTACAGTACGAATAACATTTTGCGATGTTACTGGGCCGTACAAGTAGTACTTTGCAGTAAAAGACAAAGT